GGTCTACGGGGTTGGCGCTTGACTTTCCGGGCCGATAGGGGTACACGCCACACCATGACGACTGATCGGAAACCGGTTTGTAAGAACAGAAAACGGAGAGGAAACCCCCATCCCGTAAAAGCATGGAAGCCTGGCCAGACCGGAAACCCCAACGGCGCCCCCCGCAAAGGGATGTCCACGGCCGAAACGATCAGAACCCTGAAGGCGTTGACCCCTGACGAACTCAGGCGGGCGTTACGGGCTGGCGGCGGAACAGGCAAGAGCGGCATGGAGCGAGCCCTGGCCGCCATGCCTCCCGGTGTACCGCTCGGGCTGCTGATGCACGCCTCCGCCATGATTCAGGCGACATGCGAGCCGCAACCGGGAGTGTTGAACTACCTGCGCGACAGCGACGAGGGCAAGCCGGTTGAGCGAGCGGAAGTCACCGTCCACAACTCCCCGACCGCAATTCTGGAGGAGATCGACAAGGCTCATGGCCCTAACCCACGATGACGTAAAGTCCCGGTTCCTCGCCTACCGCGCCGACCCTGTTCTGTTCGTCCGACAGATCATCGGGGCGACTCCGGACCCGCATCAAGAAGCCATCCTCCGCGCTCTGGCCCCGCGCGGCGCTCACGTTTCGGTGAGATCAGGTCATGGGGTTGGCAAAAGCACGACGCTTTCCTGGGGCATTCTGTGGTTTCTGTGCCTGCATCTCAACTGCCGAATATCGTGCACGGCTCCGACCTCGCACCAGCTTTTTGACGACCTATGGAGCGAAATCGGAAAGTGGCGAGCGCGGATGAACCCATGGTTCGGTCAGGAGATCGTCCAGACCAGCGACAGAATCTACATCTCCGGGTGTGAGCAAACCCGCTTCGGAACCGCCCGGACAAGCCGGCGGGACCAGCCGGAGGCACTGCAAGGCGCGCATGCCGACAACCTGCTCTGCATATGCGATGAAGCCTCTGGCATCCCCGACGAGGTGTTTCTCGTGGCCGAGGGTTCGTTGTCAACGGAAGGCTCGCGCATTATCCTCACGGGCAACCCAACCCGTTCAGAGGGCTATTTCTACGCCACCCACCACAAGGACCGGGCGAACTGGACGACGTTTTGCGTCAACGGAGAGACTGCGGCGCGGGTGGACCAGGGTTTCGTCAAGCGCATGGCCGACAAGTATGGACGCGACTCGAACATTTACCGTGTCCGGGTGTTGGGCGAGTTCCCGACAACCAGCGACGACACGCTGATTCAACTCGACTGGTGTACCTCGGCAATCGGTCGCGACATCAGGGGCAATCCGGCGTTGAAGCGTGTCGCCGGCCTCGACGTGGCGCGGTTCGGCGACGACTCCTGCGCCCTTGTTGTCCGGGCTGGTCCGGTACTGATGAGCATTCGGGAGTGGCGCCAAAAGGATCTCATGGAGACCGTGGGGCGCGTTGTGAAGGCGTACCGGGACGATAAGGCGTTCGACATCGTTTACGTTGATGTGATCGGAATGGGTGGCGGTGTCGTGGATCGCCTAAAAGAGCAGGGCATCCCCTGTTACGGCGTAAACGTGGCCGAGTCGGCGGCGATGCAGACTCGATTCAACCGGCTCCGCGATGAGTTGTGGTGGTCGTGCCGGGAATGGCTGCGAGAAAAAGGTTGCCGAATCGAGCCCGCGCTTGATAAACCGGACCCGGTGACGTTGGAGAACCTGGGGCAGTCGTTGATCGGGGAGTTGACGGGGATTCGCTACAGCATCACGTCATCGGGCAAGATCAAGGTCGAGGGCAAGGACGATATGAAGGGGCGCGGACTGGACTCCCCGAACCTGGCCGACGCCTTGTGCCTCACGTTTTCGGCTGGAAACGCTGTGGCCGGCGGGACCGGTGCGACGCGGCAAGTTGTGGTGAATCGAAATGTGGCATGGTGAAACTATGATCCTCTCCCTCACAGTAATCCGAATCACCCCTCGCATATTCCGCTGGTCGGTCGGCTTCTCCGACGAGTGCCTCGAATCAGGCCGGGAGCCGACGAGGGTGAAGGCGCGCGAGGCAGGGCTGGCGTTTCGCAATGCGGCCCTGGTTGAGTATCGGCGCAAGGTGGCGGATGGGGAGGTGTCGAAGGGACCATGGCGAAGTGATTCATTGCGGAGTTGACCCCGGTGGGTCGGCTGGGTTCATAGCCCGGCAGGCAGGTTCGACTCCTGGCTCCGCTACCAGCATGGAGGGAAAAAAGATGATATTCAGCGCTCATCGGTGTGATAGTGATTTCGGACTGCATCTGTGCATCGGCAAGAAAGACGCAAGCGGGATGTCGGTCGCATTGGAGGCGGCTAACAAACTTCGCGCTTGACTATTTCCGAAAAACGGTTTTACTCGCGCCATGGTTGAAGTCATCAAACAGTAAGGTTTTGTTCTGACAATTTGACCCGGACCCGCTGAGTAGCTACGGCGGGAATCGGACGAAAGGGCGGTCTGTAGGGACCTACATCTCTACTGACCGCCTTTTCGTTTTCCGGGGGTTCTCTCAAGGCGATATTATGGCGAATGACGCACAAAAGGCCCTGTTCCCCGCCGCGCAGACTCCGACGTTGACCATGCTCCCGAGTGGACGCGGTTCAACATACGGCGGCGTCACCATTCAAACCAACGCCCAGCTTGAGCAGGCCAGGCTTGAAGCCGAAGAGGCGACCCGAGCCGCTGAAGGGGCACAACTCGACTCGCTAGGTTCGCATATCTCGAAGCTGTGGGGCGAGGCCCAGCAAGCGAAATCCACCGTTGAGATCAACCTTCTCCGGGACCTGCGCCAGCGCAATGGCGAGTATGAGTCTGACATCAAGGCCAAGATCGCGGCCAGTGGCGGGACCGACATCTACGACGACATCACCGAGCAGCTATGCGCCGCGGGTGTGGCATGGATGAAGGACCTGCTGCTTTACCAGCCGGACGATAAGCCATACGCCGTAGAGGCGACCCCCGTTCCGTCCCTGCCATCATCGGCAATGTCCGAGATTATGGCGCATGTGGCTAAAGAAGTGGCCATAGCCGAGCAGTCCGGAGTGATGGTCGGCAATGACGACATCGAGGAATACCGCGAGAAGGTTATCAAATCAGTCACGGCGGCCGTCAAGGAAATGGCCACAGAGGCCGCTGAGAAGATGTCCAAGAAGATCGACGACATTGTTTCTGAGTGCGGGTGGGATGATGCCTTTAAGGAGTTCCTGGAGGACTTCGTTACGTTCCGTGCGGCTTTCTTGGAGCGAACGGTTCAGGTCGTCAAGGTTCTGAAGTTCGACGACTCGACCGGCATGACCATTGCCAGCACCGAGGAAAAAGAGCAGATCAGGGTTGAGCGATTCAGCCCGCTTGATGCCTACCCATCGAATGACGCGACCAACCCGAACGAGGGGTATTTCTTCCGGCGCCAGTTCCTTGCCAGGTCGGTAGTCAGCAACATGAAGAGCATGGACGGGTACAATGACGCGAACATTGACCATGTGATTGAGAATTGGGGCGGCGGGAAGCAGGCGGCAACCGCCACGGTTGACGGTGAACGCGCCAGGCTGGAGGGCAAGAACAACACGGTCATGCCGCACGGCGACAACATGGAGGCACTGAAGTGGTGGGGGTCCGTCACCGGCAAGATGCTGATCGAGTGGGCGCCGGCCGACAAGCCTCCCATGGTGGACGGCGTTCTGGTTGACGAAGCCAAGGACTATGGAATCGCCGCAATTTTCATGGGCGGCAAGGTCATCAAGGCCAAGATCAACCCGGACCCCGTGGGGCGGCGTCCTGTCTATTCGGCGTGCTATCGTGGGATACCAGGTTCGTTCTGGGGTAAAGGCGTGTCCATGCTTCTCCTGAGCCCGCAGACCGAGATCAACAGCCTCGCTCGGGCAAAGGGCAACAACATCGGGTTTGCGTCCATGCCGATGATGGCGGTGGATGTGTCGAAACTGCCGCCGGGGATGTCTGTTCAAAGCCTGTATCCGGGGTGCATCATCCAGTTCGAGAACCGGACAAACGATACCGGCGACATCGTGAAGTATTACCAGCCGCAACTGATCGCTCCGCAATTGGAGAACATGCTGCAAACCGCCTACCGACGCGCCGAGGACCGGGCGGGAATTCCACCGTACCAGTACGGACAGCAGAAGACGGCGGGGGCCGGGGCAACATTGGGCGGGCTCGAAATCCTTCAGGGCGCGTCATCCAGGGGGATCAAGGACGCCATTGGGAATATCGACACCGGCGTAATCAAGCCGTTCATCCGCGACCTGTGGGTTCACCTGATGATTTTCGACCCGGACGAGTCCATCAAGGGCGATGTGAACATCGAGGCCAAGGGGGCCATGGCCAAGTTCAGCCAGCAGACCGTCACCATGCGCCGAATCGAACTGATGAACGCGACGGCAAACCAGATGGATTCGCAGATCAAGGGCATACTTGGACGGGCGAAGGAGCTTCGCGAGGCGTACAAGGCGACCGGGCTGGACCCGAAGGGGATTGTGCCGGACGATGACGAACTCAAGGCAAAGTTTGAGCCGCCGCAGCCCTCCATGGTTCCGACCGCGCCGGTCGATCAGGTTGAACCCGGGCAGGAGGTGGCCCAATGAACCCGATTATGATGAGGCAGATCCCAGCCGATTTCAGGGACAAGATTGGATCGTTAATCCGTGGCACCAAGCCGGATGGGGTCCGGGCGCTTCTCGATTACCTGATTACCGAGCGCGAACGCCTTGACGGCGAACTGCGAGCCGAGCGCGACGAGATCGCCATGCGCCGAAAGCAGGGGGCAGCCCAGGCGATTGAGGACATTTTAACCGAGTTGGAACGGGTCAGCGAAGTGCAAAGGCCCTGGAAGACTCAATAACAAGCCGGACACCGAAAGGACCGGAGTGCGTGGATACCCGCGAGGGACCACAAGGAGACGCAGAGACCATGAGTGGAGTACCGAGACAGATACAGCAGCAGGCCGACGAAGCCGACAAAAAGGCGCAGGAAATCGTTGCGGCTCAGAACGGACAGCAGCCCCCCGCGAAAGTGGAGGATGCACCAGTTGTGACGCCCGCCCCGGAACCAGCCCCCAAGCCGGACGAGCCGACCCCTACGCCGGAACCGACACCGGCCCCCGTACTGCAAGCGGAAGACTGGGAGCACAAGTACAAAACCCTGAACGGGATGTACAAAGCCGAAGTCAAGCGAGCGGTGGACCAGGCGACAGCGACGACGAAAGTCCAGTTGGACGCCTATCAAAGCCAGATTCAGGCGCTTCAGGCGCAGATTCAGGCGTTGATGGCCAACCCGAAGCCGGAAGGACAACCCGAACCAGCAGCCCCCGCAAGGACGGCGGCAGGCAAGCGGGTATGGACCGAAGACTTCAGGAAGGCGCAGGACTTGGGGGAAGTTGGAGAAGGTGTGGCCGCTGTGGAGGATCGGGCAATATCGGCGGAAGAAAAAGCGGACAGGGCATTGAGAGCGGTGGCAGCCACGCAGGAGACCGCTGCAAATCTGGCAATGGAGCGTTGTCTTGGCAAACTGGCCGAGAAGGTTTCTGATTGGGAGGCCGTCAACGACTTGCCGGAATTCAAGGCTTACTGTCTGGAATTGGACCCTGTGTTCGGAGTTCCCCGGCAGCAGGCGCTCGCAAGCGCCGAGCAGTCGATGGATGCCGTCAGGTTGGCCAATTTCTTCAATGCCTTCAAAAGCTCGGGTGGTGCAGCGTCAGGAGATGTGGAGCCTATTACTCCGCCCACAAGGCCGAAACTGGATGTGTCGCCGGCGAGTTCTCGTGGATCGTCCGCAAAGGTCGGCAAGACCTGGCGGGAATCAGAGGTCCAGGCGTTCTATACGGGCGCGACGAAGAACCGCATGTGGCAGAGCCAGCCAGCCGAGTACAAGCGGATTGACGATGAAATTAACGCGGCACGGGCCGCAGGTCGGGTAGTGGCTGGGTAGTCGCTATCTTGATGGCCTGTTGAACGTGATCGCTTTTTAGGAGTTACGAAAATGCCTATTCCTGTAGTCGATGGTAAAACCCAAATGGCGGGGCTCGGGTCCCCGGATATCTGGAGTCCGAAACTGTTAGTGAAGTTCTACGCGGCCACGGTCGCGGGGAACATCTGCAACACGGACTATGAAGGCGAAATCAAGAAGCAGGGCAGCAAGGTCATCATCAGGACGACCCCCGATGTCCAGATCCGCAAGTACACCAAGGGCATGGCGCTGACCCATCAGCAGCTTGCTCCGGGCAAAGAAGAGTTGGAAATCACGGAGGCCAATTTCTGGGACTTCGTGATCGACAACATTGATGCGTTCCAAGGGGACATCAATTACCAGAATGCCTGGACGACCGACGCGGCCCACCAGAACAAGATCGCGACCGACAGCGATGTTCTGAGCTACGTCTACGCGGAAGCCGATGTGGCCAACAAGGGCGCCACCGCGGGGCTCAAGTCCGGGGACATCAACCTGGGCGTGGCGGGAACTCCGTTGCAGTTCACGAACACCGATGCAATCGACATCATCACCCGCATCCGTACCGTCCTGTGCGAACAGAACGTGCCGGAAGAGGACTGTGCGATTGTGTTGCCGTTCTGGGCGACGCAGCGGATCAAGACCTCCGAAATCAAGGAGGCCATGCTGACTGGCGATAAGGTGTCGCCTCTCCGCAACGGGCGTATCGGGATGATCGACCAGTTCGAGATTTACGGCTCGAACCTGTTGACATCCGTGGTCGATGGGTCCGGCGTCAAGGCGTGGCACGCCATCGCCTGTCACAAGTCCGCGATCAGTTTCGCGGCTCAGATGACCGAGAGCCAGGTTCTCGACAAGGTCGAGAGCACGTTCGGAGCCGTCTGCCGTGGGCTGGTTGTCTACGGTCGCAAGGTGCTGAAACCGCAGAGCTTGGTGGACCTCTACATCAAGAAGTAATCGAAGCGGCAGGCCGGGGTGCGGGTGCATCCCGGCCCAACGCTCACGAAGCATTGAATCGAAGGGAAAGACATGAAAAAGATCAGTATGTTTGTTGTTCTCGTCGCCATCATGGCCGCGTTCTCCGTGTCGCAAGCCGCCACGGTGGACCTCACCACAGGTACGGTAGCTGTCCGCATGGCAGGTGCCCCGACCCCGGTGATCCTGGAAAAGACCGTTGACTTCGCCACGGCGGGTGCCGTGACGGGTGACGTTGTGCGGGCGATCTGCCTGCCGGCGGGCACGAAGGTTGACGAGGTGTACTTCAAGGTGCTGACCTCGAATCTGGTTGCCAGTACGGTCAACATCGGAGACGCCACCACGGCGGCCAAGTGGGGAAGTGTGGACGCGGTTACGGTAACGAGCGGGGCGGTCAATTCGGCCAGCAACGTCTTTTACACGGCCACGGGCTACATCAACCTGACTCTGAACGGTCCTACGCCGACGCAGGGTAAAATCCTGCTGAAAGCGACGGTCCGGTTGTACGGCGAAACGGCCACCCGGTAAGGGACGAGTCTAGTTGTTGCCGGGGGTCAAGGTGGCCCCCGGCGTTTCAAGCTAAGAAGGAGAAGTGAGAAATGAACGAAAAAGTCAGACATTTGAGGCAGAACGGCAGCAATCACATTTACGTTTGGACGCCCGAGCTTGCGAAGCGGTCGGATATGGTCGAGTGCGAGTTCACTCCGCCGGTGCCGGTTCCCGCAACGCCGCCCTCCGCTCCAGCTGGTGACGCGAAGGTCGCCGCACCAGTGGTCACTCAGGACGCGCCGCCCGCTGGTCAACCGCCCGGCGAGGTATTCGACTTTGAAGTCATGGACGAGACGGCCCTGCGAGCGTTCGCGGAGTCGCGGTCCATCAGCATCCCGGGAACCATCAAGAAGGTGGAAACCCTTCGCGATTTCGTCAAGAAAGCGTGTGAGTGATGAACTTCGGCATGGTCAAACTCTCGGACTTCTTTGCGGAATTGATGCCACGCCTCCCCGGTTGCGGCA